GCATCGAACTGATTTTGGTTGACCTTGGTAGTGTTAAGCAGTCCAATGACACTGCCCTCAAACTCCTTGAGGTGATCCTTCAAGAGTTGATTCGCCTGGTCACGAGTGATGGTCTGCCCGAGCTTCACCTTGCTGCCGTCATGGTAGTAGGTTGCGCCGTAGCCGATGGTCGGAACTCCTGCGCTGCATAGGTAGCTTGTTAATCGCAATCCTTCAAACTCCTGAATGAGTCGAAGGCCGTTGTTAGAGCACTTCATATTGGAACTGCAATGTTGCGTATTGCATAACTAATTCATCAGTGACAACTTCAATACCAACTTGACAAGTGTTGTTTGTAACATTTCCGCCAATTGTTACTGCTACAAGTTCGGCTTCTGTGCCATTATAAGAATACTGAAGCAATCCAAAACATTCTTTTTCACTTGTAAAATTTGATGCAACTGGAAGTGATAATTCAAAGACTCCTGAATTTTCACCTGCAGCAAATGATATGTCTAATTGAATTGATACTGTTGCAATATTACCAACTTTGATATATGTTGCAGCAACTGATGATGCTGTTAAATTTATTTCACCACTTGTTGTTGGTGTATAAGTTCCACTGCTAAACATATTACCCACCTCAATCTGCTTAGATGTTCCTTGTGGTGATTGCGATGTGTCGGATACATCCACGATATAAAGTAAGTCAGCATCAACTGGTGTAGTTAATGTGCCTAAGTCTGTAATTTTTACTCCTGCCATGATATTAGTTGTTTAGAATGTAGTTAACTGCTTTGGTTGAGTTGGTGAACTTGATGCCGTTGAAGGTGAACTGATTCACATTGATAAGAAAGACACCCACATTTGTGCCCATGTGCAAGCAGTTGTCATCAACCACTTCGCACAATTCCACTTGCGATGCAATCGCACCAATCACCGATGTGTAGAAGGTGACAAAGCCGCCTTCGAGAGTTATGTCTATCATATTATTGTCATTGATATTAGTGAGATTAATGAGGAGTCTGTTGCATTGTTATTCTGCACTGCACCGATGATGTACTTATCAGTTGTCCAATCAACTGCTATTGCAGAGAATGTGGTGTTGGCATTATCATTAGGCACATTGGAAGTTGTTGCAAGTAGCATCTCAGTATTGGTTGTGGCATTTTTAACCGCTGCCGTTCTTGTCATTTGCATTGACAAAGCTTGTATCAATGTTCCAGTATAAGTAGCAAGGAGCAATGGAGAACCGCTTAGGTTGTTTGTTGTATTGGCATATAGTCGAATTGTGTAAACTGCATTAGCTCCAGTCTTACGCCCTCTTAACTTAAACTCAATCACATTGCCAAGTGCCACCGAATTAGCAGGTACAAGTACCGACTGACTGAATGTGTTTGTAGTTCCACTTGATGCACTACCATCAGTTGTATTTTTAAAAACAGTTATAGCAGCAGCACCACCACTATACTGAGGAATGTTTAATGTTGCGCCTACTAATGTTGCCGCTCCACTTGTTCCAGTTGTGGTCAAGGTGATGGCATCTTGCTTAGCTGCAAACGTTGTGAAGTCTGTTGCTGCAAGATAGCCGTCAACAGATGCCGTTGCTTTGGCGATGGCAAGTGTCCTGTCTGAGCTTAAGTCACCACCGCCAGTAATTGGCGCAGTAGTACCGATGCTGCGTGTTGTTGCAACAGGAGTATATCCAAGTGCCGTTGCAATGGTCTTGTTCTTCCAAAGTTGTGTTGCACTTTCGTAAATCAGAGCATCGTTGTTTGCAGGCGAGCTGATATACACGTTGTGCAATTCATCAAGCTCCCATCCGTTCATCACCTTCACATAGATTGCGCCGTTGGAATTGTGAGCATACTCAACATATCCCATCACCACAATGTGCCCTGTTGCGCCTGTTGGCTTGATGTTGGTCAATCGCCCTGCCGTTGATGGTGACAAGTAAAGCACATCGCCATCCGCCCACGTTTCACCTTGCAAGCTTCCAGTGGTGTTGATATCCAACAACTACCCAACCGTTATGATAAAGCCTTCTTGATTTGTTGCAATGGTTTCCGTTACAAGCCCAATTGTATCAGCACTGTTGTTGTCAGTGTTCGCTCTTGCAAGCTCAACAGAAAGCCTTCCGCCTGTTGCACCGCTAACTCTTACCGCTTGGTATGCTGCTTTGGTTAGCGTTGTATTCGGTGTCACCTTGTTAACAATGCGAGCAACAAGATCAACTCCGTTTTTAAGTATCACATTTCCGCCCTTGAGCAAAGTCTGTGAACTGCCGATGGTATTGTTCCACTCTGTTGCACCTACCACGAAGCCTGCGCCCGATGGTGATACATTGAGCGCAATATGGTCAGCAGTCACATTATGCGTTCCCATGTCCAAGTCAGCTGTTGCTCCTGTATATGGAACGAAGCCTGTCACTACTGGAATAGTTGGGAATGGTGTCGGTGTTCCAGTACCATCCAAGTAGTCAGTGCTCAATCCCGTTGGCACATTGAACTTACCATCGAAGGTGTTCCAATCGGTTGAGGTCAAGTAGCCATCTGTCGTTCCATCTGCCTGAGTGATGCTGATGTCGGGAGTAGTGCCTCCGCTTGATGCAATCGGAGCTGTGCCTGTTACCGATGTCACTCCACTTCCGCCCCCACCTGGAACATTTACCTCAACCACTCCAGGTGATGTGAGTGATGCTGTCACTCCTGCGCCTGTGAAGTTTAATGTTGAGGTGTTGGTGCTTACGTTAGTGCCTTCGTTCTTGGTGATTAGCGGAGTACCACCACCACCGCCAAGTGCAATGAGTGGATCTTCCGCCGTTCCATTTCCGATAATGGTCACACCATCGACAGCAACCTCAGTCAAGCATGGTGTGCATGGCTGCAAGTCTGGAAGCGGAATGTCACCCGTTGCACATGTATCATAGCAGCCGTCCTCAGATGTTGTGATCACTTGCACATCCATGTCCACAGATACGCAAGCCCACTCATAGTTAGCTGTTAAGGTCTTAATCTCGTTAGTGTAGCCAGTTGGTACAACCTCGTAGTTGATTACTCCAATGCTCTGCTTAAATAGTGGGTCAGTGCCGCTTGTCAGCTTGTAAACTCTGGAAGCAAGCCAGTCCTGAGCATCCTCTGCATCGCAAGGAAGATGGCTCTTGCGCACGATGGCATAAGCCGTAAGCGGAAAGCTTGTGACATACAACTGCTTGCAGCCGCTCATCTTGTACGCATCAGTCTTGGCAACTGTTACCTTGCCACGCTTTGCCCAGAACAGCGTGCCGTTCTTTGCATCAAAGTTTGTTACAACCTCCGCTTGACCATTGCCGATGTAGTGCACCCAAGCTTTATCGTTGCCGTTTGCGTTAAGCTCGCAGAGATTGAATTGCTTGTCGAATATATTGGCGACCTCAACACGTTGGTTGAGCCTTTCGATTATGGTCTTAAGTAGATTCATGGTTTGCTTATCTGATTTGAGATTTCTTCAACCAACAAGTCTGCATGCAATTGAAGCATTGCATCTTGTTCCTCTTTTGTAGGTTGGAAAATAACTCCATAACCTTTGAATTTTTTGCCATTTCCGAATTGAAGGAATTGCACTTTGTCAGCTTCATCAGCAACAGTATAAATGAAAGAAGTGAAACCTTGATTATTTACACTTGATTGATCTGTTGCAAATGATCTCTTTAAAAATCCTGTGAGCTCTAATGGAGGTCTTCCGTTTGCTGCTTTTATTTTAGCGTATGCTTTTGAATATGGAACGGTTGGAAGGAAGTTGCCTGCTTGGTTTCTTCCTCTGCCAGTATCAATTCCAAAGATGCGAATGTACATCTCTCTGCGCATGTCAAGCACTGCAAAAAATAGCGGAGTAAAGCCTCCGCTCCACTCTGAGAACAGCGCATCTATTCGCTCATTTATCTCTTTGGGAGTAGCCATTAAGGAAGTGCAGTGACATACTTCATATTACGTCTGCAATCAAAGCACGTGTTGTCGTCAGGCATTCTCATGTTTTCCAACATAGCCTTAAGTTCTTCGCTGTATCTCGTTGCTGCAATGTCTCGCCCTGCAATCATACCATCGTTTGGATCGGATGTTGAGAAGCCAGTGTTCACGCTAACAGTTGTATTTACTCTCTGATTCGGGCTTATTGTTAGCCCGTAGTTATAAATCTCAACCGCTGTTGCATAAGCAAGCGGCATCGCCATCAATCCACCTATGCTGCACAGCCAAGCTTCTCTGTCGCAGTTCACGTTATAAACCAACGACATTCCTTGCGTGTATTTCTTAGACTTCGATGAAAGCACATTGAAGCCGTCAGTGGTCAGCTCAATGCCTATGGCATCTACAAATGGGCACACGTGCACCGCTCTCAAGTGTCCTCCGCAATCAGTGCAACTGCCCTTCTTAGGAATCATCTTGGTT